AGCACCGGCAGGTGCTTTATTTTTTTATTTTAATTGATTTCATTCGCATATATAAGTTGTAGTAAATTCCGGAGTTTTTTTATGTCTAAATATTTTTATATCCGAGCCTGTGAAGATCTTGCCAAAGCTTTTGAAGTTCTTGGTCTAGATGAAGAGTCGGCTTCGATAGAAGCCATGCGTATCGTCTCGTCTATCCGTGCTGAAATGCAACGTTTTCTACGCAGGACAAAATGTGATAAAAAACACATCAAAAGAGACCTACAATCTCTGGTATTTATTATGGCCAGACGATATAGAGATAACTTACTCCGTATCGAACGCAAAATGCGTATTCCTGTTTTGCCAGTAAAGAAAAAATAAATACCCCTACCCACCCCCATGGACAGGGAGTGGGTAGGAATGGTATTTTTTTTTACCTACTTAAATCCAAAGCTGGTTTTGGTATACTATGTTTCTGTGGTTTAGGCTTTTTTGGAGTGTCTGTAGTCTTTGTATTTTCGAGTTTCATATTTCTATATTCCAATAAGATATCTCGTATTTCTTTTTGTACTTGTAATGATTCTGTTAGTGTACTACTCATAGTAGAGATTGGTTCTAATAAGTCGTTGGATATCGGTGGTGGTGCTGGCATTACAGTAGGTGTCGATATCTTTGGTATTGGGGTGGTTTTCGACTGCGGTACGACTGGTTGTACAGAAGCCATTTCCACTTTCTTGGTAAGAGGTCTATCCATACCCATCGACTGCATGGCTACTTTCTTTGACCGTCCTCTCTTTCTTGCACCACGCACAGTACCATATCCACCGCCTCCCTTTCCTGGGCTATTTATGATCTGCTGCATAGCCCAATCTGGATCAGTTTTTGCTCTACTGATATCCACCTGTAATCCAGCAGGTTCTATATGCCAAGGTTCTCCTCCAATGGGTCTTGTAAATCCATACTTACGAAGGAGTCCGAGTTCTTCTAATGCATTCGCATCGCTACTATTGATATCTATTGCATATCCAAGACTGTGCATGGAAAGTCCTTTTGCAGCATTCCTGTTCCTTCTTGCCAAACGACTTTGTTCTCTTCTAGACCTATATGCAGAATTTACTTGTATTTTCTTACCCGTAAGCTGATGATATTCCGTAACCATAGCCAAAAAGAGTCTACGTACTGCTATATTGAGTTTTATAATACTATCTTTATCCGTATTGTGGAATCTTATGTATTTTAAAGCTTCTTTTTCATCTGGGGTAAGATCTACATCTATAGTACCTGTATCTGTAAGTGCTATATCTCTAGCAGCTAAACCAGCATCGATGGCTGTTGATATTCCAGTCCCTATACCGGGTATTGTTCCGGCTACACCTGAAGCTACTTCTCCTATAGCACCTGTGATATCGCCTTGTAGTAATCTTTGGATTCCAAATCCAAGGCCTGCACCAATACTTATTATAGGTATCTTTTTAAGTAGGCTCTTTCCTACTGTTTTTCCTGCTGTCTCTGCTACTGTTTTTCCTGTTGCCTTTTCTATCGCTAAAGATCCTTTACTACCAAGATCTTTTAACACTTTATCTTGTACTTTACCACTAGTCCTCTTTCTAAGGCTTTCAAGAGCTTTCTTCCCTGCATAGGCGGTTCCTGCTGCTTTTACTACATTTCCAACTTTTTTACCCATCTTATCCAGTCCAAACATATTGGACGCCTTAGAAAATAACTCCATTATATTGTCTAGTGAAAACATAGACTTCTTACTACTTTTTTCTTTTATAGTCGTTTTTCTATCTTCTTTCTTCGTATCTTTCTTCCTATTCTTTATACGCTCTCTCCAACTTCCTCTTCGAATGTTCTCTCCGTCTAACTCGTCCAATATTTTAGTAAGTAGCTCTGTTTGCTTTACAAGTTCATCATAGATGTCTTTATTGTGTTCTGTTCGTATTATGGTAGTAGATAGTATGGATTTAAACGCATCGGCAGAAAATACCTCTCCTAGCTTTCCAGACATTTGGTTATATTTGTCTGTAACAATACCTTTAAACTTCTTGGATTTGTCTTTGAATTGTAATCCTGTAACTCTCGATATAACTTTTCCTATTCCCTTTACCAGTCCTTTCTTTATACTACTTCCTAATGATATCAGGTTTCCTTGTGCGTCTTTTAAACCTTTCCTTAGATCAGAAGTAGTAAGTACCATATTGCCTTCGATATCCATTACTGGTCCTGTAATATCACTAAGCTTACTTATTATTTTACCTGTAGTAATATCTACATACAAACCCATTTCCATTGCTTTTGCCCTTATTACAGGCTCTGGATTTCCGTCGATAAAAAGATCCATGGGTTTATCTTTTTGACCTACTATAAAGCTGGCTACCTTTCCAATACCTTTTTTGGCTATTTTTAATAAGTCTGGTAATCTTTTTATCCCATACGTAGTCATAGCTGTCATTACTGTAAGGGATCTGCTAAATATATCACTAAGTGTGGATGACAAAGCAGTCATCGGACCTAATAGTGTTTTATATGTAGTTCCTGCTGTGGCTAACAGCTTTGCCATCACTCCTTGTATAGAGCTGGCTGTAAACTTTATAGCATTCATTGGAGAAAGCTTGGAAATAAAATTCTTTGCTTTTCCAAGACCACCCATTGCTAAATTCTTTATAAACCTACCGCCAACTCCAATTGCCTTCAATACGCTCGGAAGTTTAAAGCCATATTTCTCAATATCTTTTACCGTATCATTACTTACAAATGACATATTGGCTATGCTGTCTAAGATACTCGTCAGTATCGTATTGGTATTCTCTTGGTTGGAGTTCATTACCTCCAATAGTTCTGTCTGTTTATCCAGCTTATCAGCACACCAACACTGTCCTTCTTCATTTTCTTCTACTGGTTGTCCTACAGGAGATATTCCCATATTAAAACTACGCAGCTTCTGTAAATCGACGAGTACTGTACTCTTTCCACTACCAGACAACACACCAGAGGCTGTTAATGTATCCAAACCAGCTTGATCTATAAGTCTATTTAGTCGTTCATGGTCGTCTTTTGACATACCATCTATTGTCGTAGTAACAATGTCCTCTACTACTTTCTTAGAACTTTTACTACCTTTTACCGCGTTTGGTTTGTTATTGAACAGACTATAATACGTTTCCATATCCAGAGAATAGCCACTATCTGATATATAGTCTTGTACGTAGTCTTGCATTCCAGCATCGATATATCGCTGTACGATATCTTTTATATCAGGCATGTAACTTCTGATAAGCCCCATAGTGGCTATAACTTCTTGTTCATTGTCTCGTAACGTTTGCTCTAATTTCCCGGCTAGTTCTTCTTCATCGTTTACACGTAGAGTTTTTAATATGTCTTCTATTCCGTAGTATTTCTTTGTGGCTATAGTACGTATGATTGCATTCTTAAAAGACTGCTTCTCTTTTTTAGTAAGGTTCAAATCTTTAGAATATTTCTTTATGAAAGTATTTATATCTTCTTTTGCTACAGACTCATTTACACGAGTATCGATATTCCTTTTGATTTCTCGCTTCAACGCAGTCGTTCTTTTGAATTCTCCACTACTGTAATCGAAGTCTAACAGATCTACAGATGGATCACCTGTACGTATAGAAGTAATCTCTCCTAGAATTCTTTTCAGATAGCCAGGTATTACTTTTACGATACTTATTCTTGAGCTATTATCAAAAATAGCAGGACCCGTAGGATTAAATTCTGCAATATTTAATTTTTTATTGGTGGAGGTATCTGTAGCCAGTGAAAGGAAACCACGACCAATTGTCTTTAAGAACTCTGGAGTGTTTTCCCTTGCTATATAATCGCGTACGAATCCAGGAGCATTCTTTACTCGTTCGTTATACAACGAAAGAACTTTCATAAGTTTTTCGTTTTCGAGTATCTTATCTCCTACTCTGTTTCCTACAGCATTACGAACTCTGCCACCTACAAAGCCTCCAACTTTCCGTTCCTTCGATGTCTGTACTCCCATTTCAGCCATCATGGCTTGCATTTCAAGACCCATACTGGCAGCCGATAATCCCTGTACTACCATATTTACGCTTTCTGCTACCTTACTCTTTACATTTTTCAGTAAGTTTCCTATCCAGGTATCTTCACCAAACATAGCTTCTTGTACGTTTTGTAATGTTGTATCTCTGAGGATCTCTGCAAAGCGTTCTGTTTTTCGTATCTTTAATACTTCTGGTAATGCTGTATTCGTTACGATACTTTCTAATTGTCTCTTTATGGTCTCGTTATTGCTCTTGTTGAGTTCCAGTATTTTCTCTAAAGTAAATAATGTCCGGTATTTTAACTCTAGAGATTTCGATTGATACCTGGATTCATACTCTACTTGATATCTCCAGAGTCCTTTTAGACTACCAGATATTTCTTGTAGTGCTTGAAGCTCTGTCTCCCACTTCTTGTGAGAAACCATCTCCTTGAGTTTCTTTTCAGCTTCCGATCCCTCTGTCAAAGAAGGTAGAATGCCTAGTATCTTTGCTCTAATAAGTTCCTTTTCAGACTCTTTCGCTTGACGTGGATCTTCTATACCACCAATTCTATCCAGCAGATCCCTTGTTCTTTTAAATTTGGATGGTATTACTTTTTTACTAAGTCTGGCTACTTTTTGTAATTCTGGTTTAATGCCTTTAACGGCTTCTTTATAGATATCTGATATTCCTGTATTTATCGTCTCTATAGCCGATACGGTTTCTGATAATTCATCTGGTATTGCGGTATCTACTAACGTGGATATTATTTTTGAAGTATCGAGTTCTTCTTTTATACCAGTACCAAAGTCTTTTACTACTTTAGTAACTACTGCTCTCTTATCTGATGGTTTATTGTCCTCAAGTATGTCGCCATCTCCAGCGACATCGAACATACCATCATCGTCCATATCAAAATCGAAATCAAGATCGTCAGCCATTCGCTGCTGCTCCATAACAATATCAGGAAATTTCTTGATATTCTATTGGAACACACTCATGCTCCCAGATAAAAAACCATTTAACCTTGACCTCATACTTCCAGATGAAACCTACGTAAAGGCTTTAGGTCTCAAAAAAGTATCCTCTCTCCAAATCATCGATACCTCTACAAAGTCTTTTCATGATGAAGGTCTCTATAGTACTAGTATATTTGGTCCTGTAGGGTCTGAAGAAAGGCGAAATACATTTGCCTATATCGATTTAAAAGTACCAATAATGCATCCTCTCTTATTCAAGACACTAATGGATCTTAGGAAGATGTATGGCGACATTATGCAAGGAAGAACCTATGCTTTCCTAAAAAAGACAGAAGAAACTACAGATTTTGAAAAGGGAAGTGTTTTGAATGGAGATACCGGATACCAGTATCTTGTGGAAAATATCGATAAGTTAAAATTAACGGATCGTGGAAGTGTTACTAGAGAACACAATATAAAGTTACTGGAGAAGTATAAGAAAAAGAGAATGATTACAAAAATGTTAGTAATACCAGCATGGTATCGAGAATATGAAGTAGACAAGAATGGTAATCCAACAGATCCAGAGATCAATACACTCTATAGAAAGATTATTAATATAAGTAACTTGATCGATGAGAACCAAATAGCTGAAAACATCAGACTCCTAGATAACCTTAGATACAAGTTACAATTGGCCGTATATGAGTTATTCGAATACATACTGGATTTTCTAAATGGTAAAAAAGGATTTATCTACAGGAAGTTTGCTAGAAGAAACGTATTTCATACGAGTAGAAACGTAATTACTACTTTGGCAGTAGAACAAACAAAACTGCACGATGATCGAAATCTAAAAGCAAATGATACAGCCATGGGGGTGCATCAGTATGCTGTAAACACCATGCCTGTATTGGGACATCATCTACGAACTGGACCACTATCTAAGGTCTTTATAGAAAATAGTAATACTGCCAGACTTATCGATCCGAAGACACTAAAACAAACCACTGTAGAAATTAAACCAAAGACATATGAAACCTGGCTTAGTCGTACTGGTATAGAAAAACTTGTATCGACGTTGATACAGGAAGAAACCAAACATAAACCAATCATGATAGAAGGATACTATCTGGCATTGCTCTATAATGATAAGAAACACTTCCGTATATTCTACGACATCGATGAGTTACCTGAGGATAAAGATAAGAAGTACGTCCAACCCATTACCTTAGAAGAATTAATGTATATTACTATGGCTAAGTATCCTAAGAAATATCATACATTTGTAACAAGGTATCCTGTATTGGGAGAAGGGGGAATTTATCCTTCTACTGTCTACTTGGTTAGTACAGTACCATATGAAAGCAAAACAGAGTTGGATAGTTTTTGGAACGAAACCGATGTAACGTTACCTACTTTTCCAATTCGTGGAGAGAAGTCCTACAATAGTACAAGTCCAAACCCCATACATCTTGGTGCCCTTGGGGGCGACCACGATGGTGATACAGTAGGAACACAGACGGTCTTAAGTGAAGAAGCCAATGAAGAACTGGAGAAACTGATGAAATCTAAGAAATATTACGTTGGGTTCCAAGGCAACCCAAATTACTCTGCATCGATCGATGTAGCGGAATACACTCTGGCCTACATGTTGTAATGTATACCTATCAGATTTTCTATAAAAAATACGGCGTTAGAAGACCGGGACATTTAATTACAAGAGCATTACACCCTTTTACTGAATTTGCTTCTATCAAAAGAGCAGTCTATATACACGATAGTAAGGAAAGTAATAGCGTTACAGTTCCAACAATGTCGTTTATTGATGTTTCACAAAAGATACCTATCTTTGTGCCAGAGCTTCCCGATTCTGGTCAAATAGAAAATGGTAAAGTCTATGCAAGACACTATACTAAATATCTACAACTTATTAAGAAGAATAGAGATTATCGCTATTATGATGCTGTACGTATGACAATACCTGAGAAAATTCCAGTCGTTTTGGATACACAACTTGCACACTATGCATTTAAACACTATCCAAGTCGTTTAAAAAGTTATTATATTTGGCTGGATAGAATAAAGTATACACTGCGAGGTATAAAAGAAACAAAAGATTTGGATAGGGAATATTTTTGGTTTCTAAAACCAGAGAGGGATTTGGTTACTTTTGCAGAGTTGAATCGATGGGCAAAGGAAGATATTACGCCTACACAGAGTAACATCATCAATACAGACTGGAAGAGATTCTTTATACATCTTTATCGTTACGTACATAGCGATGTGGAATTAAAAAATAAAAGTATTTTTTCTAGCATTCCTGAAGAAGTTGCCAATAGAATTAACTTTGTCATAGTCGACGAAACGAATAAATTTATTATATTATCACTGCGTCTCTTGAAGGAGTGGGCAATCAGCAATACAAAGCTCATAGAGAAAGCATTATTGTTCTTTTTCATACGTGTAGCAGAACATATCGAAATTGATGAAGACGAGGAAGAAATTCCAATTGAAAAATTGGTAACAAAAAGCCTGAAGGAAATAAACAAGGCAGAAGCTATAGCAAGTTCAAAGAAGCTTGTAGATAAAGACGAAGTCGATCCAAAGACACTTGTAGAAGAAGAAAAGGACGCAGATGATGTCATAAAAGAACAAGCAAGTATACTGTTGGATCAGAAAGTAATAGGTAAGGTACAATATAAGAACATAGTAGAAGCCTTGGAAAACAAGAAAAGGATAAAGGATCCATATGGAGAAAAGAAAACAGCAGTAAGCAGAGTAGTAGAAAATATCGACACAGAAATACAGGAAGAAGAAATTGCTCTTCCAATAGAGGATATAGTTCCAGACAAATCCATGGCAAAGAATGTAATACGTACAATTGATAAAAAGTATCTCAAGGAAGGATATAAAACAGATGTAGTAAAATCTACTATATTGTCCTTAGAGAAGACTGGTGCAATTGTAGAGGATTACAAAATAGAGAAGAAAACTCATGTGCTTGGTGATAAAGAAATACATGAGATCAAAGTACGACCAATAGATGGTAAACCTAGTATTATTAAGTTCGAACTCCCAGTAATTACTGAAGACGGAGAACTTACTATGGGAGGTACAAAATATCGTTTACGTAGACAAAGAACAGATTTACCTATTCGAAAGATACGTAGTAATATTGTAGCACTTACATCCTTTTATGGAAAAGTAATGATAAAAAGGTCTCCTTATAAGAGACAAGAATATGCTTATTGGTTATATAGAAAGATGTCGAACAGTTTTACTGCAAAGGACAATATCGTTACAGACCTACGATCTATGAACATACAAACCAATGAAAAAGAACTTCCCTTTCTCTATACTGGTTTGTCGAAATATGTAGGTTATACAACAATAAATGGTATAGAATATATATTCGATTATGATAATCGCGGAGCCTATCTCGGAATAGATCCAAAGGATTATGAGAAGAAAGGGTCTGTTGTAATAGGTAAGAAAGGAAAAGCCATACTGATTATGACGAAGGACAATGAGATAAAAATAGTAAAAGATGGAAAGGAAGAACCATATGATAGCTTTGCACAGCAGCTTGGTGTAGATATGGGTAAGGCACCTGTGGATGGTGTCTTTATGAACCTCTATGGAAAGGCTGTTCCTTTGGGTATTGTATTATCCTACTACATTGGTTTCATAAACTTACTAAAATATTTAAACGTATCATACTACGTAATCGGTGTACGTGATAGGTTAAAAGATCCTGAAAACGAATATGCTCTACGTCTTAATGACAAGAAGTATGTATTCAAAAGAGGTATTAATAAAGAAAATCTTATTATTGGTAGTATGACCTATTCTAAGAACATACTGTCTAGTCTTACGGAAGAAGAACTCAATGAAAAATCAGTCTTCTTGCAGTTTATGACCACTTCTCAATTACGAGAATTGGATATGTTGGATAGTTCGTTTATTGATCCGATCACCAAAGACATATTACGAGATCTAAAAGAACCAGAAACGTTTAGAGGTCTTCTTATTCGATCCGCAGAATTGATGACCATCGACTATCATCCATACTTGCAAGATATGGATCTTATGTTGATTAGAGGATATGAACGTATTCCTGGTCTTATATATAAAGAACTTACGAAGGCGGTTAGAGATTATAAACAAAGAAATGTCTTTGGTAATAGTAAGATAGAAATGTCTCCATATACTATATGGAACACAATACAAGGAGATAGTGCAAAGAGTATTTCTGAAGAGCTTAATCCTGTTGGTAGTCTGAAACTCATAGAAGAGGTCACTTATCTTGGAGAAGGTGGAAGGAGTAGGGAAACCATGTCTGAATCCACCAGAAAGTATCATACCTCAGATCTTGGTGTCATCTCAGAGGCTACAAAAGACAGCGGTGATGTAGGTATTAGTGCTGGTCTATCGGCCAATCCAAATATACGAGATATTCGAGGTAGGAAAGCCAAACCATTTGACATAGAGAAAGATGGTCCTGCAAGTCTTTTATCGACTTCAGCTATGTTGGCTGTTGGAAGTGATACAGACGATCCAAAGCGAGTAGGATTTGTAAGCATTCAGAATTCACACGTAGTGCCTATCGAAGGACAAGTACAGCCAAAAGTGCGTACGGGATATGATTATGTATTACCTTATAAGGTAGAAAGTAAGTATGTACTCATGGCTGAAGAAGATGGTGTAGTAAAAAATCTCACAAAGAAAAACATTACAGTAGAGTATAAGAATGGAGAGAGTGGTAGTTACAAAATAGGTGTATGGTACAGTCGTCCTGAAGCAGGGTCTGCTTACATGCATGAGTTAGTTACAGATCTCAAGAAGGGAGATAAGTTCAAGAAAGGAGATCCGATCTACTACGATAGGATGTTTTTCGAAAAAGATTGGTTGTACGACGATAAAATCGTATATAAACAAGCTACTCTAATGAATGTGGCTCTTATGGAAACGGATCAGACCTTCGAAGATAGCTCTGCTATTACAAAGAAAGCCACTGAAAAACTTACATCAGAAATTGCAAAAGTACACACATATACACTACCATTTACGGCAACTATATCCGATATGGTCAAAGTAGGTGATCGTGTAAAAACAGGTGATAATCTATTTATATATGCCGAAGGATCTTTGGATGATGGTTTGGATGAAGATACTAGAAAAGCATTAGCAGAACTTACTACGAAAGCTCCTAGTTCTAAATACATAGGTACTATTGATAAAGTTATAATGTATTGGAATGGGAATATGGAGGATATGTCTCCAAGCCTTAAAAAATTAGCTGAAGAAAGTAATAAGACATTGTCCAAAGAACTTGGAAAAAAAGTAGACGGAAATACAGATGGACAATTACTGGTAGAAGGACGACAATTAGGGATGAATGAGGTCGTTATATATATTTATGTAAAGATACAAGAGAAGTATGGTCTTGGTGATAAAGGAATCTTTGCCAACCAGATGAAAACAGTAACAAGTGAGGTCATCCAGCATGATATCACTACAGAAGATGGAACGCCAATCGATGCACTATTCGGGGATCGGTCTGTCTATGCTCGAATAGTTTTATCTCCTATGGTAATAGGAACAACCAACAAGTTGCTGACACTTATCAAGAATAAGGCAGTGGCTGCTTATTTCGGAGACGAATAATGAAAGATCATGAGTTTTATTACAATATACAAAATGGAGCGATGCTCGCCATCATACACTCCATCATACTTGAGATTATGAAAGAGAATAATGAGAGTATTTTTGGTCAAATCTCAGAAGAACGTCTGAGCAGTATTATCGTTAGTGATCTGAACCAGGGGCTGTCAGAATGAAAATAGACAAGAAGAGCATATACGCTACATTACAACTTGCTAAAAACATTACTGCTCGTAACAAAATCATTAAAGGCAAACCTCCTACTTTGTTACATGATATTGGACAGGTAGTAAGTGCTTCTATTCCAAAAGTATCTCTTGTCATAGAAGAATCGAGACAAAGCGAAGACGAGCTCGTAACACAAATCGAATATATTCTCTCTGAAAGCAATTCCATGGATTTTGGAAAGATCTTAAAAAATGTAACAAAGGAAGTAATTACGGAAAAACTGAGGAAGGATATTGCATTCATAAAGAATGTGGTAAAACCTATCTTGGAAGATACAATAGAGAAAGTATCTGAGAAATACAACTCTCTCGTAGAAGGAAAAAACACGAATATCGTACGAATGGAATTATTGGATATTCCGGAGATCATGAAGTATCCAAATGTATTGGATTTTTATAAACAACACACATATAGACCTACAAATGAAACGATTAAAACGCGTCTTACATTAAACAGTATTTCCATAGATGTCATTCGTAAGGCTCTGAATGGTTTAACCTCATCAGAACTCTACCCTTATGATGAGCTCCATACATATCTTTCCGAGGTACCAGCAGACACACTGCGGAATATCTCAGATACGTATTTTACATCAATTACTCCGGATGGGTATAACTGGAAAGAACTCAGAAAAGAAATCTCAGTAGGTAATAGTGAGAAAGTACTTCTTATCAACTTGTTAGCAAAAGCATATCTGCTCAATCCGCCTAATGCATTTACTGGTGATAGTGCTACATACAACAAAACAATGAAACAAATTATTCGTTATACCGATAGTATTCTTGGTGTTATTATACGGATTTATTTGGGACGAGTAAAACAAGGGATACTGCTGGCATCGGTTCGGGATAATACAGGCTATGTTTATAATGCAGTACTCGAAGACTATCTGAAGGATGAACACCCTATCGATGCAGTGTATGGAGCTATTGTGTCGAGTTCTTCTACGGATAGAAGGTATAGTACCATTGAATCCATCATTAAAAACAAGGATGAGTTGGTAAATATATGGAAAAGGTACTATCTGATGGCAAGTAACCAAAATAAAGCGGTTTCGAAGAACGCTTTAAAACGTATTATGGAAGACGTAATGGTATCAGATATACGTATCGCGGATGATATAGAACTCGCATTGCGTGAAACCTATACAAATGGAGATTTTGTAAAGGAAGCATTGCCCAGACTTAGAAAAGCGCTGGATAATATTTCTGTCGATGAGATTAGTCTGGAGCTCGATGAGATAATAATGGAAGTTCTTATGGAGTATCGTTTTCCATATACGAAAGCAAAGCAGTTCTTTGAATACATGGAAGAATTTGCAGAGCATTATCCTACCATGGAACCTGAAGATGCTGCTGCATTAGCATCTATGAAATATGTCGTAGGATATTGCTTGGAACACATTGAGTTGGTGTGAAGACTCTATCATCAAACACTCTCCGGAGGGACCCGGAGAGAATTAAAAAGATACTGACAGAAAAGAATAATTCTCTGTTTACGGATAACGATATTACTATCCATATTCCAAAACGATATGTAGATGTAAAGCTAGCAAAAGTACAAGATACTATTTCTAGTCTATTATGCGCCGCTATTGTACTGGATGATGAAGTATATTCCGTAATAAACTTACTCAGTATGGTAATATTTCTTCCTGATGCTGTAGAGGAAATATTAGTAGATGATAAAGAGTATTATGAATTACATTTCAATAAAGGATCGACAGTAATACAAAATCTTAAAGTAGTAAAGAATGATGAGGTCATCTATCCTGTTATCAATGAGTTTTTGATTAATGGGAATGTACCTTGGTTTATGGAGTATGAAGACCTCGGTATAAACCTGTTTAAGACTTCAAAAACACATGCCGATAGTCCTGTTTCTAATAACTTGGTAGGATTTGAAGCCATGATATCTACAATGGCTAGAGATCCAGATGATAGAACAAAGGAAATACGACATTTGCAAAAGTTTACTGGTAAACCAATATGGATTGGGTTATCAAATGTCTACTATGCCTTTAAGAATACCACAAACAAATTATTAGGTTCTTACATGAAAAAAGGTGTAAGAGCCGCACTGATACATCCTGCTGAAAGTGTTGAAAAAGTTGAAGATTTAATTCGGAGATAACGTTTTGTCAAATAGTCCTGTTTATATTGCTGTATCTCGTCTTACCACCAAAGCGCCTGATAAGAAAGGTGTTCTTAAACCTGATAGTGAAGGGTATTACACTGTCGTATTGGGAGGTTTAAACGTATTGAATAGCTCGAATTGTTTCTATCCATTGGATGGCAATCGAGAAATGTTTGAACCCAATAGTATCTTACAACGTCGTATACAGAACGGACATATGTATATGGAAATGGGTCATCCAAAAAGAGAACCCGGAATGACTGACAGGGATTGGTTCGTGAGAGTACTTCGAATAGAAGAAAAGAACCACTGTGGACATATCAAGGAAGTGTGGTTAGAGGAAAACTATAAACCTCTTGGTGAGAAGAATAGTAAAATAGTAGCTATTATCGGTAAAGTAAAACCTACTGGACCGTATAAAGAATCTCTGGAGGAGTATTTAAAAACTCCATCGATCAATGCGGCATTCTCAGTGCGTAGTTTTACTAATGATAAAATGTCACAAGGTACGATTTATAAATACTACAAAGATATCATATGTTGGGATTTTGTAACAGAACCCGGTATAGCAAATGCTACGAAGTGGGATAGTCCTGGGTTGGAATCCATACATATAGATACAGAATACGAACTCATGGTGACATCAGGAATGGTAGACTATGCCAAGAACATGGCCGCTGATAGCATCAGTGTAGAATCGAAAGAATTCTTAGAAAGCATTGATATTCCGTCTTCCAATCCAAATAAGATCTGGAAGAAGTGGTAACCTTCTATCTTCCTCCTACTCCCTACCCTTCCACGGGTAGGGAGTTCTATTCCCCTCTCGCAAATCCTTTCATCTTGTTCCTATATATTAGTCTAGAGTCATAACTGACTCACCTTCTTTTTCCATGGAGAAACGACATGTCTAAAAATCCAATCATTGCAAAATACTTCGGTAAGGCTCCTGATACTGTAAAGGAGATCGTAGATACCCTAACGCCAAATACCCCGGTAGAGATTACCGAGACAGACAAGAGAGTACACGCTACAATTCAGCTTACAAAAGAAAACCTTCCAAAAGGTATTACACCAGCTACACTGAAGAAGGTAAAAGAATTTCAAGATGCTCTACGCGGAGTTACAGCGGCTGCTACCATCAATCTACAGCAGAAGCACAAGGATAAAAAAGCGGCGGTAAGTATCGACGTCTCTGGTATATACGAAATAGAAGGTGTTACTCTAAAGAACGGAAGGATACTGACCAGAGTGAAGTCAGATATCTCCGAGGAAGAACAGGAATATCTGGCCGACCTGGATTCCTATGCCAAAAAGTTGTTGGGGAAAGACAGCTAGTCACCTATTCAAACATGCCTCTAGGAGCCTCTGAGAGGCTCTCTGAGGCGTTTTTACCACCTACCCTATACCTAGGTATAGGGTAGGGTATTTTAGGAGGTTCTTTTCGTTGATAAAACACTTATCAGAAAACCAAATCTTTGTCTTTGGTAGTAACTTAGCTGGTAGACATGGACGAGGCGCTGCCAAGCAAGCAGTCGATTCTTTTGGGGCTGTATACGGCCAAGCTGTCGGTCTGCAAGGGAAGACTTACGCCATTCCTACAAAAGACAAAAAATTGCAAACACTACCTTTGGGTACAATCGGTAAATACGTTCTGGATTTTTTAAAGTTTGCTGGAGAACATTCAGAGCTAGAATTCTTGCTTACAAAAATAGGTTGTGGGTTAGCTGGATATCCAGAAGAACTCATTAAACCATTATTCTATCGAGCACCTGAAAATATAGTTCTACCAGATGGGTGGGAACGTAATGATATGCTAAAAGGAAAAGTATTGTTAGTGGCTGGTAGTCGCTCTATTACAGATAAAGATAAGATATATAAAGCTCTATCGGATAAAATTACAGAAGATACTGTAATTTTATCCGGAGGTGCTGATGGAGTAGACAGTATTGCTGAACAGTATACAACAGACAATGGAATAGACGTTGTTGTTCTAAAGGCACCATGGTCTGTATTAAACACGCCTTTCAAACGTGTACGTACTACCAAATCTGGTTATACGTATAATGCTTCTGCTGGATATTTTAGGAATGTTTGGATGGGTGTGAACTGTGATGAAGCTGTTGTTTTTTGGGATGGAAAATCACCAGGAACGAGGCATATGTTGGATCTCCTAAAAATCTTTGAAATCGAGGCGTGTTTGTGTCAATAGAAGTCGAACCCGATATAGCCAAATATCTTCCATACAATATAACGATTATAGAAAAACACTACGATGATGATACGCGATGGAGTATTGTCTATAAGGATCATAACACGGATAAGTTTATGAGAATCGTAAAAAAGGATAATTGCGTGTATAAGTATGGTTTTAAGGTAGATGAACACACGGTGACTTCCCTTGAATAAATTCGATATCTTTTACTCTCTCTACGACAACAAGATTATCTACTCCTTGGACGGAATGAAGACATGGAAGGAACGAGAACTTCTTAGCAAACGAACTAAAGGAAATACTACGACTTTCCTATACGCCATTCCAAAACCAACTACTACTATACCTACGAAACCTTATAGGTTAATGATGAGTACAGGTGCGACGATACCTGCTGAATCCATAATAACTTTAATAACATACTATAACGCATATGATAGTTTCGTAAACCCCATCGGACATGCAGAAATGCGAAACTATTCCGACGGCACTTTGCAGTTAACAATTTCCGGAGAAACAACATGTTCATCATCAGACCAAAATACTCATTTGAGCTTTCACCATACACTAAAACAGTTCATGAAGAAACTGCGTTCTATCTTGACGGGACTACCTCGTCTATTGTCGTCGTCTACCAACCGAAGCTAGACGGAGAAGGTGAAAGTCACGAGCTCATTACTGGCACTGGACTTAACCCTGAAAAAGGTACGTCTGTTAGAATAAAATATAGCTTTATGTCACAGAAAGCCTTGAATGACTACATGTCTTCATCAAACCTCAGTCTCCAGGATATCAGCGGTTATCTGAAGTTGCTGCCCGCCACCAACCAAAAGCAACCAAAATTGGCATTGACTATCACAGAGACATATCCAGGGGTCAAACCTTCTGAAGCCAATATACTCCTTGGTCCTCTTTACACTATCCACTGTTCTTCTAATGTCAACAAGGTAACAGAAAGCCTGAAGCTTACCGACTTGCTTTGCTAAATATCAATTACCCACCCACTCCCATAGACTGGGAGTGGGTGGGTTAGTTTTTTTAAATTGATTTTATGTATTCGTATATATAATAGTAGGTGTTGTTGTATTATTCTTTTTATAGTTAGAGGTAGGAGACAAATTATGAACATCGAAGCAAAACTAACTAAACTTTCCAAAGAATTAGAAGTTCTGGTTTCAAGAAACATTCTCTTCCCAGACTTTTGGGGGTCTAAAGATTGGAACATCCATGTCTTTGATGACATCCTTTCGCGAGAGGATGATTATAAGGACATTCTCGCAGGGTCTCCTCTCTTATTGGAGATTTTTAACCGGCGGACACAACTGCTGTTTATGGTCCATAACCGAACCGAATTTCAAAATGAAGAGATACGAAAGTTATCTCTCCAGCACGACGAGGACCAGCAGATGATGCTAGAAGCGGGGGAACTCGCTTTTGGGTAAAATACCCCACCCACTCCCATGGATCGGGAGTGGGTGGGTTCTTTATTTTTTTTTTAATCTTTGGAGTCTTCTACCGATTTGACATATCCATTTTCAGCAGCCTTGATATCAGGATGTATATCATCCACAAATGCAGGTTTGGTATACGGATTCGCACCGATCAGATTAATGCTATCTAACAGCTTCTGAGCCAGCTTGTTAGGACCGCGCCCGCTTTGATAGATACCAGTCCATTCGATATTGATCTCGATACCACTACCACCGTCTGTGCGTGCTTTACGACCTATGATGTCTCCGGTGTTTTTCGGGAACATCCCTGCACCGATCCAGGACTTCAACGGACGAGTATGTGTCGGATCCGGTTCAGTAAAGAGACATGTCATTGTGTACCAATCTGCCAGAGCATCCTCAGGAGCTTCAGGAAGTGTACCAGAAAGGGCATATTTGGTATCCGGGTCCATCATGCCGTATACGATCCAGTTGTACAGAAAGTTCGATACGGGTAAACCGTATTTCTCACGCACTGTGGTCGATACCTGACTACGTGCACGAGTTACGTTAGTGTACTCTTCCATCATCTCACCGGCACCACCGACAGGATGCTCTTCTGTATCTACCGTAAGACCCATGTTGAGACCTTCTATCGTATATGTGTGTACTTCCATCAACGCCTTCAGCGATGAAATCCATTTATCAGGATTAGGCATCAGTTGGAAGAACCTAGGAGCTTCCAATACAAAGCAGATAATGTCTCGATTTATATAAGCCTGGTTACTAACCCATTCCGTAAGATTCGGCGACCAGCCAAACATACCACCATACTCAAGATCGAGCATGGGTGTTTCGGATTGGTTATACGCCTTATCCGTTAATATTGCATTCGTTACTCTACCCATTTCTTACTCCTATGCTCCGAGATCGCCAATGCGGTAAGTCTCAATCTTGAGGGTTTCCACAGTCTTCATGTTTGGCGCATACAGCTTGATAACCAGCGTCCAGCTATAACCCCTCAGGGCGTCTGCTTCTGTCATGAAAGCCTCTGGAATGACAACAAATCGATCGTCGAATTTGTCTCTGACACGATCATTTACGTATTCTATTACACGCTGAGAGAGCTGAGCATCGGTAAGAGACGACACGCCTGTGAAATTCCTCCAAGCATCCCAACCAATTTTATCCAGCTCTACAGCAGCCATAGCTGTAATAAAGTTGTTCAATACCGAGGTATCGTTATCATATGCGGTTTGACCTGCTGGGAAGAAATAGCGTTTCCTATCAAACGGCTGTGCCCATACAAGTTGTTTATCCCACATAAGATATTTCGTATTGGCAGGAATAAAGTCTGCTTCGATTTTGTATATGTGGTCGATAATGTTGCCAGGTGCATAGTCAAAACCAGCGCCATTTTTCCATTTGCTATTAGCAGCACCCATGTACCGAGCTGCCTTGATAGCCATCTCTAACAGGAGAGGAGTACGTTTAGTATAAGTATGGTTCCGTACAAAACCAGTTTGAGCTACGATCATAGCTCGGAATACTTTTGTACCAAAGAACTCACTATCAGGAAAACCAGCCAGTGATGTAGCTAACGATGTAGCAGTAGCCATATCATCGGAAATAGACGGAGCTGGATTCCCATCGATATAAGTGGTAAGTGCCAGGAAAGTATCTTTACGAATAGCGAGGACATTCATCAAGTCCTTCTTGGTTTGCATTCCGAAACCAGAATCATAAAAGATACTTTCTACATTGATTGCGTTGTCTTGTACACGACTATTTGGATCCAGATATTCCAATGCTTTAGCAGATACCAGGCTATCGAAGGTAGAATTATCCATGGTACCATCGACGCCGTTAGCCATGAGGTTATCTGTAGTCTTGCTGAAGTAAATTCCAGCATTTGCACCTGTAGCCAACTCAGCACCAGAATACGGAGCACCTTTTGTACTGGTAAGTGTAAGAATATTGTTAAGTGGATCTACATCAGTACTGGTAGACGCTGCATCGTAATCAAACCATGCATCGTTCCAATAGTTTGTACCACCAGGAGATAATGCTGCTTTTGCATCTTGCATTTCCTGGTGAATCAACGCTTGTATCGTCGAAATATTCGTGTGGTATACGTTTATTTCACCGAAGTCACTGTAAGTAAGAGGATATCTCGGATCTTCACTATTCTCATACCAAGATAGGAATTTCTTCTCGATATCCAACTCGGCAGTAGTAACACCGTTGATGCTATTGGGTTCGAAGCTGAACAGCGTACGACCTTCACCAAAGTTATTGGCCAGAGTCTTTGCACTGGAAGCCGCATCAGGCTTACGAATTACTTCGATCCAATACGGAAATACACCGGATTTGGTAATAAAACCGGAAGGAAGTTCTTCCTCCTTTGCAGGGTAAATGCGAATACCGGCCAGGTTGGCAAATGCACCAGGACCTTTGGCTTTGAGTTCAAGTATAGGATATTCGGTACTATTGGTTAAAACACTACCTGATTGTGAGGACAGGTTGCCGAAATCGTTATCAATATTTGTAGCAGTATGTGCTTCTAATCTCCACCGTAAAACTTTACCATTCAGAGTGGTTGCGGGTGCGCCAGTATCGGCTTGCGGATCTCCATTACTATCGAGGATATATTTGCCCGTAGCAGGGTCTCTTTGATAAACTGTAAGGGTTTCATCAGCTACTTCACACCAAAGGATAAGGGAACCTACGACAGCGTCAGCAGGAACTACCCTCTCCAACATACAAATATTTCCCTCTGCCATAATAGAGGTAGCAAATAAAGATGCATGGTTATAATAAGGTTTAAGTGGATCAAAGCTAGCAGATCCGTACATTTGTTTTGCAGCCGCGCTACTTACAAGCTGAGGACCAAGGGGTCCTTTTTCTGTAAACAACCAAAACTTCGGCAGATGTGTAGGACGTGGTATCGGTTCTACCGGAACTACTCGGGTAGACTTGTCATCACGACCTAAATCAACTACCGTGGGACTGGCATTGATTATGCTAGATACCATGGATTATTTTCCCAATTTTCACGTGAAAAAACGAAAGTTATAGCGATTGAGCTTGCTCAACTTAATTTCAAAGATTAAAGTATTAATAGATTTCTTGATATTCATCTGGAGTTTTTCGCCGTGATCTACAGAACCGCTTACGATATTCCCGTACTAAAACTTACTGATATGTCAAAGGTAGACAAGGAATTACAACAGGCTTTTCTCCATGAACTTCCAGATATGGAAATCTTTGGACTTAGGTCTGGTTTGATAAAACCATATGCAATTTCTGGATGGTATCCCGGAGAGTCTGCAATTCCAAGTTTTACACATACGTATCTAAAAGAACATGGTAAATCTACGTATGCTTGTATTGATATCAGACCTTTCGTAAAGAGAGCTATACTTCCTATACTGGATGTTGAAAAACTAATATCTAATAAAACAGAATTCAAATACGCCATGTACAAACTGATTACCACTATGGATTGGGTGGAAAGTACGGAAAGTATTATTTCATTAAACAATTTTGATCAGCATGTATATGCACAATGGATATCTGGTGCTTTATCTTATGCCTATAATTTAGACGCAGAAGAACGCATGAAACTTCGTATTGCTGCATACCTCTACTATCGATCATTGTTTGTTGAAAACGTAGATGACGATTATCATCAGGCAGGCGTTATACAGATTTCGAATAAACTACCTATTAGTGCCACAGATGCTATAAAATATGCGGATGGTCTTACAAGAAATACAAAACATCTTGAGGACTTTATCTTGAATATAACGAAATGTTCCAGCAAGATGAAGAACATTACCTCTGATCTCTTGGTATCTTTGATCGCTAGAGGATGGTTTGGGTTCAATCAGGTAGAAAATATTGCTGCGGCTTTAATGCATCCTCCTACCTTTATTTCATTATTGCGGATCGCAATGGAAGTACCGATTTATAAAAGAACCACCATCATGAACGCAGTAAATAGTCTTCGTATGAAACAATTAGAAAAAGAATGGATAAAGTCCTTTGAACAACTAATTTCCGATTATCGGATCTAACGTATTATACCCACCCACTCCCAATTCATGGGAGTGGGTGGGATATTTTATCCGATAGTGATTTTTCTCGGACCGAGATAGTTGTAGAAGAATCGATTTCCTACACGAAGACCTCCTACACCAAACCTCCAATAACCATAATCCATAAAATAGATGTAGTCCCAGGTATCTGTAGTAAAGTCATAGATTGTAACAAATTTACTTTTCAAACCACCGGTTTTCCATGGGACAGCGGGATGAAAAAGTTTAGTATCATCCCACAGACCACCAGGTGTATTATAATAAGGTTCTGGTAATGTCTGTTGTATAACGACTTGTGATCCAGTTGGTGCTGCTGGACTTATTTTTAATATCTTGTCTATTGAATTATATTGTGGGTATCTCCAGCTATGATTTCCTCCATGAAGTATCATTTCTCCATTTGATAATGTGTGTAATAAACCAAATACATACTTCGGTAATGGGAGAGGATCCATATAACTATAATTCGTGCTATTCATTGGTCGTTTGATTAGGGTGTTTCCACCATCATATCCGGTATCGTGTCTTCTACCGCCTGCTATGTAAGTTGTTTGATATACTTTATTGTATCCTGTCGCGGCAGTATTGAGTCTGCCTCCTACAAAGGTATCGAGATTACCGTTGTTATAAGACCAAGTATCTGTATCATAGTGGTAGTATGCTACGAAGTTATTCGGAACAGGACCCTGATTACTAGAGTGAAATTCCACCCTTTTCTTATCCTGGTTATAACATATCGTAGCACCCCAATCTATTCGATTATAACTTCCATCTACACTGAAACCCTGTGAAGTAGAACTTCTAATCTGGGGTTCTCCAGGTGAGGAAGCATCGAACATAACTACCTTGAATGCTGATGTTGCGTATCCTACTCTAACCGCATCTACGGTAAATATAACTTCGTCATCCGTATCGAATCCAATTATAGCACCACCGTTTGTCAAAGTTGGTTCTTGTACTGTAATACTTCCTACCGTTGGTGTAAATGTTCTAGACTGCCATGGAGAAGCTTTATCATTTGTAGTAGCATTGAATATCGGTCTGGCATACCGATAGTAAATCGTATACTGTTCATTTATCGTCAATGCTTTTGTATTGTCATGTTGATGAAATTGTAATTGTGTATGATCATACGGATAATAATCCTGGTCAGGTGTTTTGTGATATACAACATTTCCTGCACTATCCTTTATGTATATATGCATCTTGCCATAGTATCGTGGATTATCTGGTGGAGGTGTAATTATCAAGTCAGCATGAGTATAGAGTGGTGTCGTCGGTATACCAATAGATGTTTCACCACCGATAGTAAAATCATTACGTATTGTGTATGTGTTTGTATAAGTCGGATCTACTGTAAAGGATACGGTATCTGACCAACTTCCTGTCGGTAACTCCGGGAACGAGTGGTACTTCATTCTAACATAGTATTGCTGTCCTGCTACTAACTCTCCAGTAATATATTTATTTGCTGTTGCCATATCTGTGTGTGGATAAAATATATTTTCTGTATTGGGATTAGGACTACCATCTGGGTTTTGTTGTGTTCCCAGTTCTACATCCAAACCAATTACTTTTATATAGAGAGGATCGCGCTCGTCTGTAGAAATTCCTGTAAGCGCTGTCATCTGTAACAGTCCGTTATTCTTTACAGCACCATCTACCGGATCTACCATAGTTGGAGATGCGGGATAGAACTTTCCTGTAAGATCCATTATTCGTACATCAGACCAACAACCATATCCTCCTGTGGATAAAGCTCTCCTTGATCTGACATAAAGCTTTGTATCTGCTGGGAACCAATGTCTAACAGAGCCAAAATACTCATATTGCCAATATGGTGCAGTATAACAATCCGCACCTATCCCAGTACTTGGTCCGATATATTTGTTATCTAAATTCTGAAGGGATCTATCTGTATAAAATTCAAACTCTATCTTATCGGTTTGTGTGGCTGTAAAGTGTGCACCTCCAGTAATTCTAGCTCTATATCCAGTAGGGCCAGTATTTGCAAATTGAACATAAGGACCAGTCGTTAATAATTGACTAGCATCTACTGTAACTTGTACTGTATTTGACCAGGCAGAATATACAAAATCCAATGGATTGGGTCCTGTGTATTTTCTATACCTACACCTTGTTTCCCATATCCTTACTTCACCTGGTGTGTTAGTAGCAGTTCTATCTAAATATACATCATAAATACCATCGGCATTGTAGCTGTATAAAATATTATACCAGTTACTCCAAGTGTTACCATTATCGTCAGAAAACCGATACTCTACTATCATTTCTGGATCTGGGTATGGTGTATTTACATTATCGTGTTCCGATACGACTATGCTATTTGTACCTTCGTTTGTATTTGTAGGATAGAGGATTACAGGTCTTACAATAAATGCTTCAGCATGAAACTGGAAAGGATCGGACCACTGACTAATGAGACTTCCAGACTTATATCTTACTCGTACCCAATAATCATAGCCTTGTGTCAATGTGTCAAGAACAATTGACGTAAGGTTGATTTGATCATCGTAAGAAGTAAAGACGATATTGGTCATATCGCCAGTGCTTGAGACTTCCCAATCACTCTTCGTGTGAGCACCAGTCCATCCTCCAGCCGGAGCATAGTCATCCGCCTGTACAAATCTATAACTCTCGTATAGAATTTGTGGTTTATCTACACTGAAGGTTACTTCATAATCAAACGAGACTTCCTCTGTCCATGTAGAAGCCCAGTTCCCTCCATTCTCTACCCATCGAACTTCCAAATAATATGTCTGTTTTGGATCCCCACTACTTGCAATAGCTGAGCCAGCAATATCATAGATCTCCAATGGATTTTCAGGCTTTATTGTATTATAGACCAAACAAGTGTCATCCATTTCTGGACAGTTGTATACACGGATCTCTAAAGAAACATCCTCAATACCGTCACCTTTGTTTGGCTTCCCTACTTGCAATGGTATAATAGGAGAGCCTGTTAAATCTATACCATCTGTAAAGCCTTTTAGTAGTGGTTTTCCTATCTTTGCAGTAGGAGCATCAAATAGTCTTTCAAGCTCTATAAAGCCCAATCTTGTTACGAACTCTTCGTATCGATATCCATTTAGCGTGGCGGCTGAACCTGGACCCGGTACCTTGAATTTCTTCAAGAACAGATCCATATTGTGTTTATTACGTTGTTTTGTCATGACACGAACCTAAAAGAGACTACATTTGACCAGCGTGAAGTGTAATAATTGGACTCATATCGTACACGAAGATAAAACCAATTATTCAAAGGCAGTGATAAACCAGTCCATGTCTTTGCGGTAAGATCGGTAGTATTACTAAGATCCTCTTCTAGTACATTTATAAAATTCTCATCTGCACCAATTTGATAAGTCGTTGCAGTATGCGGTCCATTGAATGTCGTACTATGAATGTAATCCGATATGGATATGTTCAGTTCTAAAATTCCACCAGTATGAAGTTCTGCTTGATTCGTTGGAAGGTTGATAACTGGTTCATCTATAGGAGGTCTAAGGATTTCATTGGTGAGATACGAGATAGCTTGTGCTCGGACTAAATCATCCAGAGATCCACCCTCTAACTCTGTAAAGTCGTTTGGAACTGTATAGTCCGGTATATCCTGGTAAAACCAAGGAAGATTGCTCATAGAGTCACCGGCTCGATATTTGACCAGAGACCGTGTTCTGGATCACTGGTGTATTTGACACGGACATAATAATCTCCCGGAGTGGTAGTAGAGAACGTATATGAATACAAATCACCAGTCGTCACTGTGGCTTCCTCTACTATGTTTTGGAATTCCAAATCTGAAGCCAACTGCCATACAGTACCAATATGTGGTCCTATCCAATATTCAGTGGTTTGATAGGGACTAGACTGAGCACTCAACTGACCACCAACTACTTGTACAGCCAATGTTGGTCTTCTGATAAAGGCTATCGACTGCTTACTTGCTTTGATAGCTTCCAATAAATCTGTCATCTTTAGAAAATCATTTGCTGTAAGACCGTTAATATCTACAGCATCGCTTTCCACATATTCGTGGCTAATAAAACTTACGAGATCTCGTTTATTACTCATCGCTCGTTCTTTATCCTCTCGACCAACTCAGCCATCGAGTATTCCTCAATAGCCCCCGCTTTCTTCAACTCTTCCATACCAATTTTCAATTTCTTCTCCAGTATCTTTAATAAGTAAGGATTCTTTTCCTTCTGCATAGATTTTATTATAGAAGCGATTTCATTTCTTACTTTGTTGACATGTCTTTCCTTGTACAAATCTTCTTTATTCGTGGTAGCTTCCATTGGTCTATTTCTCATAATACTCAAGGTGTCTATATTGTATTCTTTCAGATGTTTTCCTTGTGTCATAGCCCAATATGATAGAAGCCATGCAATTACCATATCATCGTGTTCACCATCCGCATGGTCTATGCGTCCATTCTTGGTAACCAATCCAAGTATCTGATCTGCTAGAACGCTATCTCTTACCGTGCTTCCGGTATATTTCACTGCTTGAGTAAGTGTTGTTCCGTATAAGGCATCGCGACTGGCTCTTCCAGATGCTGAAGTAGCAAATCCAAACTTCTTCCTGTATTTACTATAGAGTTCCGATTTATTATGTATCGATTTCGATAAGACTTCATTTCCTAATGCTCTATTACTATCCAAGTCTTGTACTATCCAATTAAATAACCTTCTAAAAGGATTCATTCCTTCTGCTATCATCATAGTTACTAACGCATCCATGATCATCATTCCAGATGACCTTCTTTCTATAATCATCATCATTCGTTCATATTTGGTAAACCAAGTCATTAACCATTCTGAAAAGGTAAACAAATTGGTTTCATTATAGTTTCCAGCTGCAATTACACTGCCGTCGATTACACTACGAACGACTAAAGAAATATCATCATTCCCGACAGCATCCGAAGAATCCACAGCAATAATAATACCGCCATTCTTATCAGCATCTGCTATAATGTCTGACTTTATATACCAACGAGTAATATAGGTGCCTATGGTTCCTATCTCTGCATAGTAGTCTTGTATAACACTGTTACGTATTCTTTCATTATCCTCTTTGCTCAGAGGACTATTTACTTTACCACTAGACCATTTGTTCAAGAAGTCTCGTTCGGCGTCTTCACCTGAAGCTACTGCTTGTTCTATCTTCTCTTTTAACCATTCATCTGTGTAACCTAACTGTCTATGACTAAAGGTAGCATTTACCATTAGACTTTTGTTATTGCTATTCTTTCTAATTGTTTCTTCCAACTCCTCCAGGTTCGCACAGTCGAACACTTTCTCTGTCCAAACCATAGCATTGGAAAGTAAGTTATATATAAACTTACCACTACCATCGTCCTTTCTTCCTGCGTTTGACGTAATAATAGTTCCATATGGATTTCCGTGTGAGGCTGCAATATCTCTAGCTGCTGTACCCGCTGCTAGTGCTGCTGGCATCGTAATGTCTATGTTATAAAGGTTAGCTGCCTCGTCAATATGGAATATCGGCGCTGTATGACCACGCATTACGTTGTATGCTGCTTTAATGGATCTCTGAGGTAGAAATCCTCTATAGACATTATTCAATGCCTTTACAGTAATCATGTAGTTGTTATTGCTATCTTCGTTTGTAGTAATTTGTAAATAATAAGGAAATTCATCTTCGATATCCTTTAAAGTTTCTATCGTCTCCTGTCTAAGTGCTTCTGATAATGTAAGCAAATTCATATTGGTATTTGTACAACGTATGTTTAATAGATATCTCATCAGACTACAAGTAGTTACAGTTTTACCTGTCTGTCTTGGTTGTACTACTATGGTGGTAATATGATTAAAGAATAGCCAATAGATAGCTATAGAAGCTCTGTTTGCTCTAAAGAAGATAGGTTCATTACTGGATATAGCAGGTATACGCATTACTTCTCTAATATAGTACCATGGGTTATTTTTCAATTCTACCAGTATTCGTGTTATTGTCTCTGTATCGAGATCTGGAGCAAATGGATCTACATCCTTTAGAGAAGGATCATGAAGAGCAAGAATAAAATTGCTATTCTTTACTCCCATCTTCTCATATTTTGCAGATAGTCTTAGAAATGATTCATTCCTAGTATTTTCGTGTATGATAGCTTCTGGGTGTTTCTCTACCCAATCCTTTTCAAAAAGGATTGCCATGTTGTTTCTCCGGGATTTCTACTTGTAAGTCATTTTCAAGAAAAGATAAGTTACCGTCGCGACTGCCATTGAGTTCAGAAAGGCTTTCGACTTTTTATTGGTAACTTTTCTAATTAGCTCGATCCATTGTTCTTTTATTTCCTGTTGATTGTGTTCTATCCGCCGTATGGACCATAGGTTCTTTACATCGATAGTGACATTTATGACATTAGAGGAGTTAATAACTGTATATCCCTTCTTTTGTATATAGTCCAAAGTAATACTCATCGATGACTTTACTAACTCTCTCAGATCGACTTCCGTAGATTTGGAGCTATGAATATTATCAGCTAGCCAGTTAATCATTTTCCTGAGATCATTTTCTCGTGAAGCACCTTTTACTATCTTTATTACAGTACGTATGTATACCAGATCAACAGCATGAGCTTTGTCTGCAAGAATAGCAAATATATCATCAACCTGACTATTTAAGCCAGTGGTGATATCCTTAACACTAACATCACCTTCCTCATCGATCTTATTATTCGATGAAATCTCTACCTTGGTTCCTTTGTTGGCTACTTCTACTGTTAAAGCATAGACTTGTAATAAAGCAGACTTCAATCTACCATTTCCGTCATTGATACTTCTAACAACATCCTCTGTTTTAAACTTCATTATTCTTGGATAATTCAATCCTTTTCTATCAATAAAGTCATTGGCTCTATAAATAAATACATCATTCCAAGAACCCAGTTTCTTTACAAGGAACTTGTTAGACATATGAAGAACCACGCTTTCTGCTATTTCTCTACTAACGTTGTACTTAAAATACCGACAATGTATGGATACGAATGTTCTATAAGCAAATAACAGATATGCATCCCTTGCCGCTTCTTGATCGTTTGCATTCAAGAAGCCTCTAATAAGCCACATAATTGTAATATTGAATATATTACTACTGTGTTCTCTAGACTTATCTATACCTCTTACCTTGTATACTTCCTGTTGTAAAGTATCTCGTTCCTCGAACAACACATCGTTGAAGAAGGATCTAACATCAGAAGCTGTATACATTGGGTTAAAAACCCCAGTAAGATTACTTCCTAGAAACAGACCATTGTCATCGAGTTTGTTTATCCATCCGTACTTATATAGACGTAGACGTGTGGCCAGTTCTTTATCAAAAGTTATATTTGATAGATTCTTATTAAAGAACTCTATGAGATTAGAGTATTTCGACATCTGAAAATCCTGAAATAGCCTTTCGTAAAGAACCGACGGGGGGTTCTTCGAATACCAGACAAAGTCCGCACTTATCTGAGATTCTTCTATAGTTTCCAATATCCTTCAAGACCTCTTGTGGTTTAGTGAACATGATTACTTTGTCAAATTCTTCGTAATTGACTTCAGCGATTTTGTTATAAAGTTCTTTGTCTACTCCAATGATCGGATATTTCTTTTTCAGAAACTCCCTTACCTTTTCACGTATTTCAGGATCGAAAATTACGACAGTTTTTTCTTTGCTATTACTATCTGTATCATTACTAAAAAAGACGGCTTCGAAGAGTGCTTTCATTCGGAAATAAAAACTGGTTTTATGGCTTTCGGAAGATATTTTGAACCACTGCTTTCTTTTAAACTCCTCTCTATAAAGGCTTTTATGATATGGGAAGGTACGGCAACAGAACCATTATCCATGCAGGTATTCTTGTCCCTGGCTACTCCCATAATAACACCAACAGCCTTTCCATCTTTTTCATCCTTGATGATTCCACCAGACTGACCCGGATAGATAGAACCTTTGAAATACAAGAACCCTGAATCCACAAAATAATCTCCAGGATATGTCTTGTGTTTTACACCATCCAGGTATCCAAGTGCCACTCCAGAACCCTCTGAAGCTTCTTTGAATTTGGTATGTTTGACGCCTTTAAAATCTCCCTCCAACAAGGCAATATCATTATTCGGATCTTTTGCAAGTACTTTGATGGCTCGATGTCCTTTCTTTCGTACCCACGCCATTACTATCTTATCCCCTACTACGTGTTTGTTGGTAATAGCTAGTCTATCGCTGATTACAGTGGCTGTACCTATCGATACATCATCTCCAATAGGTGATTGTATTAATATAATGTCAGCATAAGCATTTGTTGTAATCAGTAGTAAAATTGTAGCAATGAACGATTTTATCACGACCAATGTCTCCAAATTTTCATCAAGAAATTGATTTGTTCCTTTAATATATATAATAACTGTCCAATAATCTCCGGAGAAACAACATGACCACACAACATCCCAAGTACCGTTTTCTTACTGTCAGTGAAAACGGGGAAGTATATGACACCATATCCAAACAACACCTTACACCACAAACAAACACACACGGATACGTGTATGTCAAATTACAATGTGGTTATAGATTTTACGTACATGAACTTGTTGCTGATACTTATCTAAAACCAAATACAGAGTTCAAACGCCATATGGTAGTGGCAAAACATATTGATGGAAATCCATCCAATAACTATTACAAGAATCTGAAATGGGAGCCGTTAGTACGTATAACGTTTGGAGAAGTAGTATGGAATCCAATACCAGTTACTGTAGTGGATATCACAGAGGAAAAAAACAATATCAAATATTTCGATAGTAAAGCAGACATGAATAAGTGGTTTCGAGAACAGGGTTATAAAAATGTAGTATTCGATTACTCTCTAGATGGTTGGAGAAAGCTTACAAGAGGGAAATATATCCTCTTACGCACCGATTACGACGACCTCCCGGATCCTGACGATATAGAATCCAAGTATATCTATCTATTACAAGATGGGAACTTTGTTTCTACAACTTCAAAGAAGAACCTCATGCAACCAGAGAGGTATATGATGGAAAATTTTAACTTGGAAGAGACAAACATTGCTTTATTGGAACTTCCTGTAAGAAACAAAACGAATGATCCAATTGCGCCAATAAAAGACGGATATGGAATTTGTTATGCCGAAGATTACGCCAGACTTCCAAACATACGCGAGCGATTCAAAGAGCTTTCAGACTACATTGCGGAAGACGTACCGTTCTGATAGCATGTTTGTTACTCCAAGGACTTCACAAGCGCGAAGCTATGTGGAAGAGGTAATAACACTGCGAGGTGGTTGGCTATATGAAGTCGGCCACCTCGCAGACACATTGGAAAAGAAATACAAACAATACCTATTACCCTATAAAGAAGGCATTTACCTTGCAGGGACAAAAGAACCTATTATCTCAGAAGAAGATCCGTTAATTGATGAGACTGGAAATGCTATTACAGATTTTGAAAGCTTTAGAAAGTCAGAAGGAGATCTTTCAAGAAGAGGAGAATTATTTATAAAGAAGAGTCATAAAAAGAATCTTCGGTTATTCAGGAAACCAACATATCCAGCCAGAGGTTATGAAATACTGGATAACTCCATACGAAGAGAACTTACTATAAATAACCCATACAAAGAATTATTGATGGAGAATGGTGTATTCTCCAATACTGATGTGCCAGAATATGCCTGGCTTTATGATGTCTTTAAAGATGAGTTTATAGATGATCTAAAATCAAAGAAGTTAGATCCAGAACGATATTACGGCGAGTTATTGGAAAAGATCGCTCAAGATACCAAGGATAGAAATACTTATATCTTTACAAATGTAATAAAAGATCCTTTTCTATTCGTTGGTTATAGTCTGGATGTGAGAGCTGCCGAGTGGGAAAAAAATCGCTTTCAATATTGATCAATTCAGAACCAATAGAGCCTGTACTGGTACAACACTTTAACGATACATCGCAGTTACCAGATATCTTGTCTTATGTTATTACTACTTACTTACAAGACTTGGGATACAAGATACATTACAGACAAAATTTAAGTAGTAAGGATTATAGACTAGCTGTTGGAAACGCCTATAAAATATATCCAGAAGTTGGAATCCTTTGCAGTCACATGAGAGACATTATCGAGGAGGTGGATCCTGAATGCATCAGCTTGTATTACCGCAAAAACATATCGATGATCCGCATCGTTCTTCACTAGACTATTTGATCAATATAGAAATCTTTTACAGACATGTGAATTTCTTAAATGAGTATGGGTTATCTTATTCTTTAACTGAACTCATACCGCTAGTGCCAATGGTAGCCGTCGATGGAATAGATAGTCCACAGTGGCTAGAAGAAGCATTGGAGGTATTTACTGGAGTTCAAGGAGAAGACATAGATGATTCATACTGGGTTCTTGAAACACTAATAACAGATATGACTTCATTCATGTCCGACCTCATACATGTATTATCGCTATCTGGAATATTCGATAACGGTATACCTGATGCAATGTTTCTCAAATCCATCAATGAAAATTTACGATACGGTGTAGTTACTGTTGTACTCCGATGATTGTTTGTATTCCTCTGGATATTGAAACAGTATCAGATGTTACATCAGCCATTATGGATATCAACAAAGATCCTCGCAGTGGAAAAGCCTTTGATTGGATAGTCTCATTATTCAATAGCTATCTATATCATAAAAACGATATACACACTGAACACAACTATGAATCATACCGCGATATGATATATGACGCATATGTAGATTATCTTACGGAAGATTCACTAAACCAAATGTGGTTGTTGATCAGTGAAGTATTCTATAAACTACAATGGATGACAACTATGAACGCAAAGCTTATTGGTGTTCGAGAGATCGGACCAACACATTTGATCGGAGATTTGCATGTTTGAACTAAACAAAACTTACAACTTTACAACATATAGTCCAAATATACTTGGCGGTGCTATATTCAAGAACATGAAAGTAACGGGTATTATCGATCTAGAGACTGCTCTTTCATATTCGGATGTAGTATCGATACATAACAATATCTATAACGATCTACCACCAGGTACTACGTCTAATGAATCATTACTTACCTTTATCAAGTTTAGAGATAGTGATGGAAAAGAACTCGTCCTTGCTCAAGAGTGGATAGACGGGTCTACCGTCATGGAAACACAGTCTACTATTATTACAATCACTATCAATGATGCTGGCACTGGCGATGTACCAGATATAAAAGATGCTTTAAGACTGTTGGGTTTCTCAAACTTTTCAGTTAAAACCACCTGATGGGTATTTTCGATAGAGATTGGATTTGGTATGGGAGGCAGCGTATGTTGTCTCCCATACCGATCTATACGAAAGCATTATCTTTTTATTTATCAAAAGTAAAAAACAAACCAATAGAAGAGTGTGAAGAATACGTAAAGACCAATATCTTACCTAAGATGAGAAACCCAACGGTTACTTACTATGAAAGAGATCCATCCACGGGAGACAAAGAAATACGGAAGATAGATCTAGAAGGATATATCTCTTCCATGAAAACAGAGAGATTATGTTCTGCTCCATCCTTTACCTGCTATACTCCCCATAGTGAGAAGAAAAGTCTATTAGTGGACTTTATCCAAACCCGTATGAAGCGTAGAGCAAAATACAAAAATATGGCTATACCTGCTAAAGCCAAAGGAGACATGGAGATGTTTACAAAATATAACCTACTACAACAAGTAATGAAACGCGACAATAATAGTGTGTCAGGTCTCTTAACTGTACGAGGAAGTGAGTTATACGACTACAGTGCACATTATACATTAACTTCTACTACGAGAAGTCTTACAGCAATAGGAAATGCCACTACAGAAAGAATGGTAGCTGGTAACCGGTATTACAGTACTCCAGACTCTGTAATTATAGATATCAGTATGTCTATACTATATAAGGAAAACCAAGCAATTGCTGATATGGTAAACCGACATAATCTTCATAAACCTACACCGGATGAAGTTATGTCTCTCGTATTGAAAAGTAGTAGAAAATATTGGAAAAATATGAAATATGAAAATAAGATCTATGATTATATCAAAGCACTTACACCTGAAGAACGTGCTATCTTTTCCTATGCTGGAGATCTATACCATTTTAGAAACTTCAACCCAACAGTTATGAAACAGATATTACAAGACCTATCCAGAAAGTATACTGGACTTAGCAGTAATGTAGAGGATATCAAGAACACAGACCACAGTATAGTAAATCTTGTATCCCATATTCTGTTAGATGAGTTAAAAGGAAAAGGAACCAACTATGCTGGATATGATCCACAGTTATTGGACTTATTTGCATCCACTTGTATAGGTGTAACAAATGCGTTTGAAAAATACAAGGATATTTTATACCCAATATGTTCCACTCCACATCTACCTATCAATTCTGCCTACCTACCAACAATGGTACGTGAAGCTACTCTACTTAGTGATACAGACTCTACCTGCGGAACATACCAGGAATGGGTAATGTTTTACAACGATGGGAAGTTAGTATTTACACCAGAGAGTACTGCTATGGCAGCCGCAGTAATGACTATTACGACACAAACGATGTCGCATAATCACAAACTGTTTTCAGCAGGAATGGGTGTAGAAGAGGAGTTTAAAGAGACACTCGCTATGAAAAACGAGTTCACATGGAGTGTAATGACGCCTGCAAATGTATCGAAACACTATTACGCATACACAGCAGTACAAGAGGGGAATGTATATAAAGAACAAGAGTTAGAACTCAAAGGCGTACATTTGATAGCCAGTAAGATACCGGATACTCTAACCAATAGAGCACACGACATGATGATAGAGATTTGTAATAAAATCAATACAAACCAACCATTACAACTACGAGACTATTTAGAAAGAGTAAAAAATATAGAAGAAGAGATTATTCGTTACCTAAAGGCAGGACACCCTGACTTCTTAAACTTTGCTAAGATAAAAGATCCTGAAGAATATCTGAACAATCCAGCCTCTACACCATACTTTGGACATATGTTTTGGGAAGAAGTCTTTGCTGAAGATTATCAACATGCAAACAAACCTCCTTATATTTGTGTAAAGTTCAATACAGTGCTGACGAATATTACTGCTTTACGAGAATGGATAGATAGTATAGAAAATAAAAGAATACAAAATAAGCTATCATTTTTTGTAGAGAAATATAAAAAGAAACAGATACCTACCATATATTTGGATATCGATATTATAGTAAACCATGGCGTACCGAAAGAGATAGCCAGTGCAATAGATTACAGAAAAGTTACACTCGATATGTGTAAGGTATTCTACATCATACTGGAAACTCTTGGCTACTACAAACCCCCGAATATGTTGGTGTCTGATAGGTTAAACTAAATCCCCTGATAATTTTGGGGGGAGGATAGAATTGTTACAGTTCTTACTTACTATCGTTCTGGCTGGTGTTGGTGTATTAACAATACTAGCCTTATCGATTATTGTTACAAAAGTAGTTACTTTACCACGAGGTCAGAAACGTGATTGAACTCGTTGACTACATTATCGAAAAATATCAATATACCTCATCATCTTTGAACCGCTTGGAGCTTCTCTTGCTTGATAAACCTTCACACAAAGAATATCTCTATATTAGAAAGCACATAAAGCAATGCACAGCTTGTCTATATTCCTAGTTCTTACAATATACATCGGTAGTCTTATCGTTATATTTATGGGTATTAGAGAATTAGAAAAAAGAATAGAAAAATTAAACCAGCAGGTAGATGAGCAGAAAAAGGTAATATCTCTTCTATTGAAACAAAAAAGGACGAGGCTTACAGTTTCTACTGATAGAAACTTTGTATATCCAAAATACCAACCAAAGGCAGTAGTCTTTACAGAAGTTAGTGATACAATAGCTGATATGGTCAAAACAGTGGAAGCTATTGAAAGACATGCAAAGTTAGGAAGAATTACTTCAGAAGAAAAAATTGAAGAACTGAATAAAGTAATGGAAGAGTTGAAGCAAAGCAGAGACGCCATAAAGAAAAATAAACAACTTCGATACAGGACTCCATACCTGTATGAAATAGGCGAGCTCATAATAAGGATCGAAGATCTTTACAACAAATTAAAATCTTCATAAGAAACTAACCCTACCCACTCCCTGACCATGGGAGTGGGTAGGTGGTGTTTTTTTTTATCGACGTCGTAAAACACGTAAGGAATAGATCTCTGACCATTCTGATACTGCCTTCTCGCTATGATAGCGTATTCTTACATTGATGATACCTTCTAACGCTCTACCAAAACCAGAGCCGTTAAAATCAGCAATTGCCAAAAAGGTCTTAGTAGTAAGATATCTAGTATCTTTCCTGACGGTCCAATATGTATCTAATTCCATGTCGTAGTTATAAATCTCCCAGTCTGTAAAAACATGGGGTTCTGTTGGAGAACCAGTTCCGCTATAAGGACTAGCAACAATCGTTAAGTCTCCTAATGAATAATTTCGTTTATTTGGCTTAAGAGTATGAGACTTTACTTTTGGTGTATCGATAACCCAACCTACACTACTTCCATCATCTCTAAGATTACTTGGTGGAGTATAAGTAAAGAAACTCGCATCAAAGCGGTCAGAAGTTACGTTATTTTTTAACTGATTCACTATAGAACTATCGGTAACTTTTACCACAACACTACTTGCGTCATAAACCGCAACGAGTTCTACGCCTGGTGTTTCCTGGATGAAACCAATAATCTCTGATGTTTTTACACCATTAGCTAGTGGCGAGATTACAGCAAATAAGTTACCGTTATAACTAGAAATATCTGGTATTTTAGAATAGCTGGTTTTTTCTATTAAACCGATAATGCGATTATCTAAATAAGTACGTTTGGTAAGGAAATTACCCCCATCGCTAGGATCTAATAAACCAACAATATCCATCAGGACACCTTCAAAACAAAGACATCGGACCAAGGAGAGACTACATCACCAGACCGATAACGGACACGAATATAACGATTCTTTTTGATGGTTTTAAACCCATCCAATGGTAGCTCAGTCAAGAAGTTACTTTTACGTTTGGTGTTTTTTCTATCAAGCGTAGTAAGCTCTTCGTTCGTATAAACTTCCCAGTCTGTGAAATCGTGTTTTAATCCCTTAGAACCCTTGAAAATAGTAGCTACAAGGACGTTATCTTTTTTACGAATGAAACGAATTTTGGGTTTTTGAATTTCAGGTTTTGCCATGATTTTCTCCTGTTCTCTCGTGAAAAGTTCAATTTGAAACCCTGAATCTAAAAGGGTTTTGATTTGTTTACAAAGTTTCCGATCGTTAATTTTACAAACAATAGCATCAGTGTCTAAAATACTGATAACATCTACAGTTTCTAAATCGGTAAGGAAGCTATAGACTTCATAGAAACGCAAGCCATTACCGGCTGGATATGCTACAGCGTATACAGGGCAAGGCACTGAGTCGGCAGGATTGTATCCATTTTCCAATAAAAAACTACGAGCTGTATTGATCAAGGTTTGATGACGAATAGTTAAATCCAAACCATCCCCAGGAAATAGAAGTTTTACAATATCCATTAGCAATTCCTAATAAACGAAATCATCTGAGCCAAGTCGGGGGTTATTGTTGTGTCGCTTTTCTTAGAAGTTTTATCAATCATTGGAATCACGTTTGTTGTGATTGTGGGTTATGTTTATTGGGTGGTAAACTATAAAACAGTTGAAACCGACGATGAAGAAAAAGAAGAGATTTGATAAAAAGAAAATCATCTATCTACTCGTTGGGTTTATTTACCTTCTGACGGTGTATTACATTTACACTTTGGATGAAAAATGTAAAGAATTGACTGTTGAGATTCAATCGGAATTTCATCGTTAAAATCGATTTTCCAGTCGTGCCCAATTGGGTGCGGCTGGGTATTTTTACCTAAATTTATCAAATCACTAAAACCTCCTCAAATCGCTTCTAAGCCATTTTTTCTCCAACCCCTTCCTCAGATACTACCAAATCCTTAAAAACGCCTTAGAGAGCCTCTGAGAGCCTCAGAGAGCTATTTCTGAAGATCATCCTTACCAAAAACTCATTTCGCCAAACAAAAATCCATCACAAGACCATCTCGAAAAAATCTCAAGATTTTCATCAGAAAGTCAAAATCTCGGATATCGCCTCAGAGCTCCTCAGATGCGTTCTAAGCGATTTTTATGCAAAACCCCCACTCAGATATGGGTCAAACCAAGAAAACGTCTCTGAGAGCCTCTGAGGAGCTCCTAGAGGCATTTCTGATTTCCCTCAAAAGCCAAAACCTCAAAAACCAAACCAATTCCCATCGAAATCAAACCAAAACCAAACTGGATCGATTTCTGAAGATTTCAAAAACCACGGATAGCCCTAGAACGCTCTCAGATCGTTTCTAAGGCGTTTTCTACCCCTCGGAGGTCTCACAGTACCACCCAGACCCTAAAAACCGCTCTGAGGGCCTCTGAGAGCGTCTGAGGACCATTTCCAATTTGGATCAAAACCAAAAACCTCTCTGTCAGGTCAAAAACCAGGTCTTTTTCCACAGGACCTTCATTCAGGCGCCTCAATATGTAGGGACCGGTTGGTTTGGATCTTCAGGTTGGTTTCGTCTCTCGGTTTGGATTGGATCGGGTTGTGGGATCGATGGCTTTCGGAAGGTCTTGGGAATCTGGAAGTCTGAGAGGCAATCGTCGGACACTCTAGTGTATACGTGCGCACGTACGCACGCGCACACACACGCGCCCGCGCACGCCCGCGCAAAGAAGTATATATTCCTACGGAATATATGGATTGTTTATTCAAATACCTAGATCTCTTCGATACTCTCAGAGATCTATCAGGGTTTACTTAGTCTGTAAGGAATAATTATATAAATATAATTATATCATAATAATAAAAAAAAAGAAAGGTATTTATATATAATAATATAAATATTATTATATATAAATACCCAAAGAAAACAAAAAAAACCGAAATTAAAAGTTGAGATAAGTTGATATTCCAGATATAGATTACTTTTCCTGATGATTTAGAAATAGTTGAGATAAGTTGATATTGCAAGAATAGGAAAATTTGAGAGAGTTTTCTGAGATT